GTTCAATAGGTACTGTTGAAGCACAACTAGATACTACACTAACAGGTGTTTCAGCTACAGGTTCTATAGGGGATGTTGAGGAACAACCCACAGAAGCACTAGAGAGTGTATCAGCTACAGGTTCTATAGGAACTGTCACACCTAAAGCAGAAGTTTCATTAACAGCTACAGGCGTTTCTGCAACAGGTTCAGTAGGAGATGTAGAAGAACAGCCTACAGAAGATCTTGAAAGTGTTTCTGCTACAGGAGCAATAGGTACTCCTACAATAACAGCATCTGCAACATTAATGGGTGCTTTTAATCCAGAGATAGCATCTATTTTATTCTCTAAGGTAGCTTTTGAAACGGCATCAATAGAATCAGCAGATGCAAGAATAGCTGAAGTAGAAGGAGCATCTCTTGCGGCACAGAATGTAGCATCCTCTAGAGTTGTTGCAGAAGTCTTAGAAGCCACTGGATCAAGTGGTGTTACAAACCAAACACTAGCTCTTACTGGTGGAGATCAAGTAAGGGGAGGTATTCAAGGAGCAGTAGGTACTGGAACTATGGGAGCATTAGGTACAAGTGCAACAGTGTTTGACTTTGAAGCTGTTAAAGCTTTGTATAGTAGAAGACGCACAATTTTAGTTCCGAAAGCAGCTTAATATGTCAACGTCAGCAGCAGAAAGAACAGTTTTAGTAGGGGCTGAAAGTAGGGCAATCTTTATACCTAGAGGAACAACTGCATCTGACCGTACTGTTCTAGTACAAAAAATGAATAGGGTTGTTTTTGTAGAAAGACAATCAACAGCATCAGAAAGAACTGTATATGCAAGTGAGGATTAGAAATGAGTTTTAGATGGCCTAATAAAGATCCAGACGAAACATTAGATTATAGCGTAGATTGGTCAAGGTTTTTAGGAACTGCTACTATTTCAGCTGCTGTGTGGGCAGTAAAGTCAACAAGTTACACAACACAAACAACTTTAACTGCAGGACAGACTTTAACTACAGCTTCAAGTTCTGCTGTAACTGACTCAATTCAAAACGTATCTCAAACAAATACTCCGAGTGGGGCTGCCACTGTCGCAACTATTAACATAGCAGGTGGTACAGCTAATGAAGAATATACATTCTTTTGTACTATTACAGACTCTACAGGAAGTACAGCGCAAAGAAGTGTCAAATTAAGGGTTAGGGAAAGATAGTATGGCTTATGATTTTCTAGGTTTAACAAATGACGTTAATAGAAGACTTAATGAGGTTGAACTAACATCTTCTAACTTCTCCTCTTCTACTGGTGCTTATAGTGCTATTAAAGACAGCATTAACTCTTCTATTCGGTACATTAATCAACATGAACAACAATGGCCTTTTAACCATGTTGAACAAGAAGATACACTTACAGCAGGTGAAGTAAGATATGGGTATCCTTCAGATGCTAAAACTGTGGACTTTAATAGCTTTCGTATTAAAAGAAATAGTACATTTGGTAATGAAACTAAAAAATTAACTCTTTTATCTTACGAAGAGTACTTGACAAAGTTTGTTGATTACGAGTATAATACGTCTAATACAGGAATCAGAGATCTACCAACTTATGTTTTTCGTGCGCCTAATCAAGAGTACGGTGTTGTTTCCCCTCCTAATAAAGCTTATGAGTTAGTTTATGAATACTACAGGCTTCCTGTAGATCTTGTTAGTGCAACAGATGTTCCTGCTTTGCCTGAACAATTTAGGCACGTTATTGTTGACGGTTCTATGTACTACGCTTACTTGTTTAGGGGTAATGCACAAGATGCTCAAATACTACAAGGTAAATTTCAGGAAGGTATTAAGAATATGCGAAGTCTTTATATCAATAGATACAATTATCTACGATCTACTATGATTACGCAAAATGAAACGTATACACCTGTATTAAGAGTAAACTAATATGCCTACAACTTGGAATACATACCCTATTGAGTTTAAGGGTGGATTAATTACAAATATGAGTCCACTGCAACAAGGTATTAATGCTCCGGGTTCAGCAAGACTTTTAAAAAACTTTGAGCCATCTATTGAGGGTGGTTATAGACGCATACTAGGGTACACTAAGTTTGATTCTAACATTGTACCACCATACGGTAATCCAGTAGTTCATGGCGCATCTCAAACAGGTACATCATTAATTCTAGCTGCTATTCATAAAACACCAGAAGCAGGTGATACCTTAACAATAGCAGGTGTTACAGGCACATATACAATAGCATCAAGTGGTGTATCTTATGATGCTACAAACAATAGAGCTACTCTAACATTAACAGGCTCACTTGCTTCTAGTCCTGCTAATGGTGCATTAGTTACATTCGCAACTACAACAACAAGTCACCTTATTAATGGCATAACAAGTTGGGAAGATAAAGCCATTGTATCTCGTAACAATGATATTTTTAAGAGTACAGGGTCTGGTTTTACCAAGATAAATAAACCTAGCTACGGCACAGTATTAGTTAATGGTGGAAGTCAAAGTGGTGGAACACTAGCTGTTGATGGATTAACTGCAGCTCCTCAAGCAGGAGATGTATTTACTATAGCAAGTATTGATAAAGTATATACAGTTACAGCAGATGCTACTGTAAGTTCAGGTGGGTCTACATTAGCTATAAGTCCAAACTTAGCTAGTTCCCCTGCAGACGATGCTGCTATTACTTTTATAAGTACGGCTAGAGAAGGTGCAACAAAAGTAAGATTTGCCTCATATAATTTTAGTGGCACATTAAAATTAGTGATGGTAGATGGAGCTAGTTACCCTGCTATCTATGATGACAGCACTTTTACGGTTCTTAATGATGGACCTACAGATATTCTTTCTGCTAAGTATGTTATTAACTTTAAGAACCAACTAATATTTTCTAAAGGCAGTACAATAACTTTTACTGCACCCTATACTGATACGGATTTTACTGTAGCAAATGGTTCAGGTTCAATTAATGTAGGAGCTACAATTACTGGCCTAGCTGTATTTAGAGAACAATTAATTATTTTTACAGAAAGAAGTATCTTTAGATTAGTTGGTAATACTGTTTCTGACTTTCAACTACAGCCTATAACAAGAGATATTGGTTGTTTAGAAGGAGATACTATTCAGGAAGTAGGTGGAGATGTAATCTTCCTAGCTCCTGATGGATTAAGAATGCTAAGTGGTACTGAAAGAATAGGAGACTTTGGTTTAGGTGTTGTTTCTAAAGCTATTCAGAGTAACTTAACATCTTTTATTGCAACTAATACAAGTTTTTCCAGTGTTGTTATAAGGAAAAAATCACAGTATAGACTATTTGGATACAATACTAATATTAATCAAGAAAGCGCACAAGGTATTATCGCTACTCAATTTTCTTCCCAAGGAGGTTCAAGTGTACAGTTTGCAGAAACTAGAGGTATAAGAGCATATGTTGCAGAAGGAAATTATAATGAAGAAGATGAATTAACTTTTTTTGCTAATAATGATGGGTATGTCTACAAGTTAGAAAATGGAAACAATTTTAATGGTTCAAACATAGCAACAACTTTTGCTACTCCTTTCGTACCAGTAGATGACCCTAGAGTAAGAAAGGCTTTTTATAAAGTCTATCTTTATGCAGATCCACAAGGTAGTGTGGCTTTTAATTTAAGTTTAAAGTTTGACTTTGACGAAAAAGACAGTGTACAACCAACGCAAATAGACTTTACAAATACAGCAAATGAAATAGGATTTTATGGAACGGCAACATACGGTTCTGGAACATACGGAACAAAACTTCAAAAGACCTTTCAGGCACAAACAATAGGTTCAGGATTTACTGTATCTATGCAATTTGAATCAGATAATACTAACCCCCCATATTCTCTAGATGCGCTAACTTTAGAATATGACACATATACAAGAAGGTAGTTTAAAATGGGTACAGGATATACAAGAAACGACTCCTCCAATAACATAGCTGATGGCAACGTCATTAACGCCTCTGATTTAGATGGTGAATATGATGCTATAGAATCTGCTTTTGGAACGTCTGGACATACACATGATGGCACATCTGGAGAAGGAGGTCCTGTACTAGTATTAGGACCTGTACAGGACTTTGTAGCTAGTGCCTCTGAAATAAAACCTAAAACTGACAATACGTTAGATATAGGAACATCTTCCCTAGAGTTTAAAAATTTGTATTTAGATGGTCTAGCCTATATTGATGGTCTAGGTGAGACGATGTTAGTTTCTGGAAGTAGTTCTATACAGTTTAGAGATACAGCACTCTCAATCAATTCCAGTACAGATGGACAATTAGATATTGATGCTGATACAGAGTTAGAGATAACTGCTCCTACTGTAGATATCAATGCAAGCACAGTTGTTAATATTAGTACAGACCTTATTGTTGGTGATGATCTTACACTACAGAGTGATGCAGCCGTATTAAACTTTGGTGCTGACAGTGATGTAAGTTTAACACACGTAGCTGATACAGGCTTATTAATAAATGGTGCTTCTGCTATACAATTCAGAGATGCAGCATTAGCTATTAACTCTAGTGCAGATGGGCAGTTAGATATTATTGCTGACTCACAACTTGAGATTACAACTCCTACTATTGATCTTAATACAGATGGTCAAGTAATTGGTTTAGGTGCTGATGGTGATGTTACAATTACACATGAAGCTGATACTGGCTTAAAGATGAAAGCTGCAAGTGGGTTTGAGTTAAACCTACAGACAGGTGATACATCTGTAGAATCAGGTAATGTATTAGGTAAGATTACTTTTAATGCTCCTGATGAAAGTAGTGGTACAGATGTTAGATATGTAGAGGCTACAATAAGTGGAACTAATGTTTCTTTTGGTAGTACAGCCGTTGCAGATACAGATGGTTCCACAGATTATAATGCAGTTGTGTTTGACTCAAACTTAAAACGAACTGTATTGCTTTATTCAGACTCAGGAGATAGTAGTCATGGTAAAGCTATTGTTCGTGCAACTGCT